AAAACAGCTTCAACTCATTGCCTGACTTTTCAACCGACAGGGCCTTGTTATAAGCTGCCTTTGCTGCCTCATAGCTACTAGACTTTGAAACATCGGAATAGCTGAATGTCTTGCCGTCGCTCATAATAGTCAGATCAACAAAATATAAGGTATTTGTAGAGCCATCCGTATAAGACGGCTCTGTGGTTTTCCAATTACCTCCAGGATTGATGGTTGTAGGCTTAGCTGGTGCTGTAACCGTGGATGACTGAAGTAGATAATATCTTGTTACACTCTTGACATCCTTGACATTAAATATGGTTATTTCTGCCTTGGCTTTGATCATAGCCATAGAAACACCTCCTTACGCTTCAAGCTGACATGTGTAAGCCTGAGAGTTGTCTACGGCTCCAGCAGTAACCGTATACGTCTTTGATGTAGACACAAGTGTTGCCCCTTTATACCATTTTATTGTTCCAAGTCCAGATACAGTTCCATTATCAGCTATTATCTGTTCGGCGCTTCCTTTAAATACATGTGCTGTAAGCACGGTAGAACCGGTATTATTTTTAAAGATAATGCCGTTGCTTGATGTGATTGTTACAGTTATTGCGTCTGCTCCTGCATTGCCTTGAGGTCCCCGTGGTCCGGTTGGTCCAGTATTCCCCTGTGGTCCGGTTGGTCCTGTAGCCCCTTTATCGCCCTTGGCACCTGTTTCACCTTTGATTCTCGCCCATGTATATGAACTGACGGTTGCTGGGTCTGTCGGGTTATAATCCGTGCATGTACCTATATACATTCCAACATCTTCACCCGAGTTTGACGTGAATGTTTTCCCTCCATCATTTGAATATTTTACATGAAAATATGATGTCTTACCGTTTACCCCTGTTGCTCCTGGAGTTCCATTAGTGCCGTCCTTAACAGTCTGGGTATGTGTGCCGTTTTTATCGGTGATGGTTATGGTTGTCACACCATTGGTTTTGGTGACCGATACAGTTGGGGATACCCCCTGGGGGTCCTGTGGTCCGGTTGGACCTGTAGCTCCTGTATCGCCCTTAGCACCTGTTGCACCTGTTCTCGATACTGCAAACGAAAACTTCTTACTAATTGTTATTCCATCAACAACAACAGGGATAGTCGCTTCACATGCGGTTGTCAACTTTGCTGTCAGTGTAAATGTGATTGTGACTTTTGAAGTTCCACTGTTGCTTACTCCCGCTGTCACTCCTGTTGGGCATACGATTGCCTTAGGATCTACTGTAACAACGGAACACATGTTATTACCGCAATATGCTGCTGCATCTGTTGTGCATTTAGAACCGGCCACAGCTCCCTGCGTGTCCCCAAGAAACGTATACGCCTCGCTTGACAGCACAACGTTATATGCGTCTGACACATCAAGTACTGTAATCTGATCTGCTGCTTTTATTGTTGCCATAGATTATTTTCCTCCTCGTTAATCTGTTATAAGTTCACACATGAAAGTTACCTTTGTATCTACATCTTCTGGTGAAAGAGTAAAAGAAAATCCGTCGTTCCCCATTCTTGAGTCGGCGGATGATATAATTCCATATGATTCTTCATCTAGCCTCTGCCATTTCCATTGAATATACGCAGAGCTTCCATACGTTTCATGTAACTTATCTATATCTGTTATCCTGTCTTTTCCGTGGTATATCACCACAGATAATACTGTTGATACTGCATTATTCTTGAATACCGTTCCTCTTGATGATTCTATTCTCAAAAGTGTGGTTATCTCATCTCTAACATTATCAACATCCTGCTTTATGTCGCTTAGAATATTTTCTATGTTTTGCTTGCCAAGGGTGAACTTATCTGCTGATATAGCAAGATGTGATTCTCCTTTATTGTCCACATAAAACATAACAAAATTATCCGAATCCCCGATGTTGAGCTGTCCGTCACTTCCAAGATATGCGCCCCTGGATGTATTGCTCACGCTTTCTTTTGTGCCAGAGAATAAACCACCATCAGCTATGTGCCAACCGCCGATTGTCGCCCCAAAGGCAACGAGATCGTCAACAGCAATCTTAGTTGCCGTGATAGACTTAGCTCTGATCACACCACCATCAAGGCTGTTGTAATCCGTCTGCTCTTTCTCTACTGTATTACCATCAGTATTCAGCTTGTAATACAGTCCATCTTCACCTTTGATGACCAGCTTATCCGCTATGACTGTTCCACCCTTGATGCTGTCGCCTAAAATAGTCACTCCAACGAGCGTTCCTGTAACCTTCTGATCACCGACCACAACATCTTCAATCAGTCCTGACTTGGCGAAAAACTGCTCCAGTGCAGCCTTGCCTATATTTGCAAAGTCAATCTGAGCATACTTGATGTCTGCATCTGTCACATCCAGTTTATCTGCATACAAGCGTCTGTACACTTGCTGAACATAGCTCTCAGTTGGACTTACAAAAGTCGCTTCACTAAATTCTGTGCTGCCATATGATCCGATAGCCGTTATAAGCCCGCCATCATAGCTGAAATCGAGACTCATAATCGGCACTGAATATGCTTTGCCATCTCTGCTCAATACTTGTACTATATCTCCAAGCTCAAGCCTCATATCACCAGCGAAACTGCATGTCGTTGGATGATAACTCATATCCTTTAACTTTGCATACAGGCCATCAAGGATCTCCTGTGTCATCAGGAAATTGCTTGTTGCTATTCCTGTCAGCCCCTGTCCTGATTTAATTGTATTGTTCTCATCAACAGCACATGAGATATACCCAACCTGAAACACATTCTCCTGCACAACAACATCATCGAACGACCTGTTGAGTTCAACCGAATAATCTGTTGTCGTGTACCACTTGAAATCAAGCACTCCATCCCTGTCAAATGTCGCAAACTTGCCGTCAAGGCCGGCTATAAAACCAACTACCTGTCTGTATGTGTAACCATCAAAGGTTTTTGATATACTGATACCTGACGGAGCATTCTTCATTCTGATACCTGTCAATGCCTCTATCTCTGCGCATACTTCCGATATATCACAAGGATATAAGATATTAGACAGATAATATCCAGACATCTTGTAAGCCATCCTATCGTATGCAGTGAACGTGATCCTGCCATCATCAACAGTAGGTTTCTGTGCCATGAAGTATCCCATCTTGACATACTCTATACTGTCATCATCAAGCATGAGGCCTATCTCAAGCAGAATTTCCCTGCCGGTCAGACTTATATCCGGCTGTATCATTGTGATATCAAGCTGCGTGGAGCTGGCGCACCCTATCTCTAAGGTGCTTGTACCAGTTCCGGCTATACACTTCATATCAACACTGACAAAACCGGATTCTATGACAGTGTCATCACATGTTATACGTGCTCTGAAGGTTCTGCCCTCTCCCATTATTCTATTGTCAAAGTCATCTGATACATTCGTGTACATCTGATATCTCCTACTTCTCTATCAGGTCAACTCCAACCCCTGTATATCTGTACATTCCATCACGCACATCATATACCGGGTATGTCGGAGCGCCTGCATACATCCTCTTTGTTACATATTTCTTAGTTCGTGGATCCTTAAATTTGACATCAAAAAAAGAATCATAGATTGCGCTTTCGATAAGTGCTATCTGTGATTCTGTGAGATAATTCCACTTAATTTTTAATGTCATCTTTCTCGCCACTATATCGCCGAACATTTCTCCATCCGAAACTCGTCCAGTGTTCTTGCTCCAGATCTTCTCTGGTGCATAAGTGAGACCACCATTGATTGCTGGATCTGGCATGTCCACTCCATTTATAACAAGTTCTGCCACAGTCTCACTCCTTTCTATACCAATAATGGATTCTTACCTGTCTGGATTGTCCTGTCGTTGATGTCCTTTACAACAACATCCGTAACCTCTTTTCCGCCAACGTACACCTTTATTACTGGTGTGCTTCCACCTGACTTGCCGCCATTGTTATTCGCTGCTGTAACAGCTCTATATACACCAGCTTCAATACCCTCAACAATCTGGGCATTATTAGCAACCGCAGTCTTGCCGTTGCTGAACTTACCAACAAGTTCCCCATGGTTCGCCATAAACAAACCGTCCTCCGGGAAGCCGCCGGTTGCAAATGTCGAAATATGACCAACATCAAAACCAAAAGTATTTCCGTCATATAATGTTCTTCCAAAAACCTTTATTTTCGGAATTGTAATACTAATCTTATTGAGATTATCAATTATATGAGTATTTATCCAGCCAATAACCGTATTTATAGCTGATTTGAAGCTATCTTTGATCTCCTGCACAGAAGTAGCGGCTTTTATCTTAAATGATATAGTCTTATCTCTCCACTGTGCTGATCTGCTATTCCACCAGCCACGTATACTTGATATTGCTGTGCTTGCTTTTATTCCAAAATACGAAGCCTTACTCTTCCAGCCTGATGCTAATGAACGCCACCTTGATCTCACATTTGCTATTTTTGTGCTTACCTTTATTCCAAAATATGAAGCCTTACTCTTCCAGTTGTCAGCTCTTTCTTTCCACCATTGCTTGACTGCTGTTGGTGTTGTTGCAACGATTGCTGTCAACAAGGCTGTCTTATCTTTCCAGTCCTGCAGCTTATCTGTTGCCCAATCTTTGATCTTGCCAACAGTTGCCTCGTCAAGCACCGCTGACAGCTTCGCCGCTATTGGCAGCGACTTATCATCAGAACCGCCCCACAGACTCTTTATCGACTCCCATATATCTGACAAGGTATTCTTTAACTTGAGACCAACCTCAAGTGCTGTATCCTTGAGTTTAGCCCATACATCTTTGATACCTTCCCATATCTTCTGTGCCTGATCTGACCAGTCTGTACTCTTGATCTGATTGATAATAGCATCCCAGATAGCAAGTACCAATTTGTAAAATGCGCCTGCAACACTGATGACAGCCTTGATAGCGCCTGTAATGATTCCTATCCAGTCTACCGATGTTATTGCATCGACAAGATCTGTACCAATAGAATCCCAGTCCACTTCATCGAAGAATGTCGATATACTGTTCAGTACACCCTTTACACCCTCACCGAAGGTCTTACCACCCTTCTTAAAGTCTATCGCTCCAAAGAAGTTATTAACTGTCTTGCTTGCACTCTCCCCGGCTTTCTTCCAATCAAACGTCTTGACAAAGCCAAAGCCTGTATCTACGACATTCTGAACCGCTGTACCAAGCGTATCTCCAGCCAGCGACCAATCTGTAGTGGACAGCGTGCTGTTTAGTGTTTCCGCAAGGGACTCTCCCCACTTCTTAAAATCAAACTTCTTCTGGAATGTATTGATTGCTCCCAAAATTGTATTGATTCCATTACCAAGTGTGGATCCTACAAGATTCCAGTCTGTCTCCTCAACTGCTCCATTTAAAAAGTCGGCTATCTTCTCGGCTATGCTGTTGCACTTTTTCTGGACACTGCTCCAATCAATTGATCCTAAAGCACTGTTTATCTTGTCTCCAAGAGCCTTTCCAACAGCTTCCCAGTTGCCGCTCTTGATGGAATCCGCAAGGCTGCTTGATATATCAACCTTTGTGGTTTCCCAGTTGCCTGTATTCAGTCCGTTTCCTGAGCTGCCGCTTCCGGAGCTTCCACTGTTATCATCCAGCTTGGTGATCTGATCAAATCCAAGCAGGACATTCTGCAGTTCTTTAGCACTTGCAGCCGACTGGTCAAGGCTTGCCGAATAATCTTTCTGAGTATATACAGCCTTTTCAAATGTTGTTTGACCTGTAAGGTATGCAAAGAACTCAGCCAGCTTGTTAAATGCATCAGCCACAGTGTTCACTATACTTGTAAGTATCGGCGTTATATAGCTGAGAAGTGGCTGAAATGCTGATAATATGCTACTCTTCAGATAGGTAAATGAGGATGCCAGCAGTGACAGATCATTGTTCACAACAACCGACTGCTTCGCAAAGCTCTGCAAGGTCTCACCCATTCCACTCATAAGCTGCATAAACAGCATTGAGAGCACCATAGACTTAACCATTCTGGATGTCTGTACAAACTTTGAGCTTAATCCTGACAGCTTATCTTTAAGCGATGATAAGCCTCTTCCTATCAGTGTTGTATTCTCATAAAGTGAGAACAGTCTGCGCCCGGCACTGCCCGCCACAGTTCCAAAATTCTTTATGTGGGACACGCCATTCTGGAATCTGTGAATCAGTGACGCAGTAGCATTACCAACGTTCTTGACAGTAGATGCAAGTCTGCCAAAGAAGCCGGTAGATGTATTCTGAGATGTATTCTGCAAAGCGGCACTGAGCTGTGATATGCGTTCCTGTGCCTGCTGTATAGAATCCCTTGTCTGCTGCATATTTGCCTGAAGCATTTCCTGCTTACCGCTTAAACTTGCTGACTGTGTCGATGCCGTACTATATGCGTTCTGAAGTGATCTCAGTTTATTCTCCTGCTGAGTAATAATAGAGTTCATTCTCTGAAGCCCCTGCATGCTTCCAAAGTTTCTGCTTTCGGCACTGACTCCTCCCATGGCTGTTTCCAACTTCTCAAGTCTTCCCCATGCCTGCTCACTTGATGTATCCAGTTCATTCATCTTTTTAGTCATGTCTTCCATGGACATGAACGAATTACCAACATCTATGATGTCATAAGGAGACTGCTTAAGTCTCTCCATGGCATTGAATAACTCGTTGGCTGATATCTTATTTTCATCAAGTGTAGTCTTGAGTCTGACCATCTCTGCATTTATGCTGTCGTCAATATTCAGCTCAGACATTACTGAGGACATCGCCTCATAATCTCTTTTCAAACCATCAAGCTTTGTCTGCTGTACCTGTATATCATTACTGGTTTTCTGAACCTTCTGATTCTGTATATCGTACTTCTGATTCACTGCGTCCAGCTTTATCCTGTAGCCATTGAGGGTATTCTGCAACTTCTGGAGCTTGGCCTGTTCCGCGTCAAGAGCTTTCTGTGCCTTTTCCTGTGTTGCATCACTGGGATTTCTCGAAACCTTATACGATCTCGTCTCACCGCCATTGTTTGTATTCCCACCCCAATTAGCTGTTGGCCTTGAGTTGAATACATCCTGCATAGTTTCTTTGACTTTTTTCCATCCGGTCGTTATTTTGGCCGTTTCAGCAGTGCTCTGCTTTGATACAGTCTGCATCTTGGAATTTATCTCACCAACCGCCTTGCCTGTTCCGCTAACAGTCTTCGTAACCTCTGACATCTGCTTGTTATATGCAGCACTCTGCTCTGTGAGCGTCCTGAGGTCTTTTGACATATCCTTGATAGGCTGCGTTATCTCATCCAAGGCACTTGCTATGTCCATGGTCTGTGCTTCAGTTCCCTTGAGAGTTTCGGTAATATCTGAAAGAGCTTTCTTCAGCTCATTGGTGTCAGCAGTAAACTTGACGGATATCTCCTCTATTGTCATATTCTGTCCCACCTCCTTCCTTTTCGTATTTCATTATTTATTTCTGGCTCTTCGCCACATATCTGCGCATAATAGCCTTGTACTTCTCAAGCTCTGCCTGTCTCTTTTCTTTCTCGTTCCAGTATGGGAATATATCTGATACATTTATATCTCCATCATTCTTCCATACCCACATGGATATAAGCTCAGCCTGCCTGAATGCTATGTTGGCTTCGTGCTGGTGCTTCCTGCGTTCCCGCTCGTTGTAGATCCTTATCATGTCCACAAGCTCACCCCAGGTATAATCCAAAGCCTCAGAGAAGCCCACACCAGCTATCCTTGCTTCAAAGAGAAGCCTATCTATATCATAAGGGAGTGCTGTCTGACTTATCCTCGGAATCGTTCGCCGTTGGGGTCTGTCCACTATCCTTCTGCAGCTTCTCTACTCTTTCCTCAAGGCTGTCAAACATAGTCTTATATGTTGTATTGATACTGTTTACAACACTATTTGCCTGATCCTTCTTGATAATTCCGGAATTAACTGCAATATCTGTAAGGACCTTTGCAAAGTCCTCAGCTCCGCTTCTGCCGTTCTCAACAAGCAGATCGTAAAACTCCTCTCCATCTGTGATCTCGTTGTCATTGCCATTGTAACCCAGAGCTATGCCAAGAATATCAACCGCTCTGTCTATATCATCTACTGCACCCATAAGAGTTGCCAGCATGTTCTCTTCGTACTTCTCCTTGAGAATCTTCTGACCACCTGCTGTAAGTCTCAAGTGAAACTTCTTCTCTGCTCCATCTACCTTGAGTTTGATTTCCAATGTCTGCATATCTGCTTTACCTCCTAAAAAGGCAGGGAGACCATTCCCCCTGCCTGTGATGTATCATTTCATGTTATTGTGTTTAAAGTTTTTACGCTCCTACTGGATCCGTAACCTCCCACTCACCCTGAAGGTTTACAACTGCCTTTGCCTTAATGAGGTTGTTGACCTCGGCACCGGTAACTGTCGTTGTAACATATCCCTTATTCTTGAATACTGTCTTGTCAGGGAATGTGACCTCAACATCAACTATAGCCCCAGCATCCTCAAGGCCCTTGAGTATACGATAGTCTGAGGTTGTTGCTCCATTGTCATAGAGATACTCTACCTCCCAGCTATCGTTCTCCTGCACACCTGGAACACTTTTCTTTGACTTATCCTTGAAGCATGTAGCATCAAGTGATGAAGGTGTTCCTCCAATGTCTCCTATCTTTGTTGCATAATTAAGGGCTGTCTTGCCTATCTTGATATCAAGACCTATTGAGGCAAGTCCCTGCTTTGGTGTATCTGCCATTGTTTTATACCATCCTTTCTGCTTATGAAATAAGCCTGTTTGTTCTTGTGTCTACTTTGCTGCTATATCTGAGAGTCTTTCTGCAATATCCGCTGGCATCAACATTATCTCCATCGTCATCCGGGCTTTCGTAGTCCCTGTTGAATCCAAGATCCACCATCTTCTCATCAACCATCAGCATGATGGATATGCATTCCTTAAAGGTTCGGCTCCATATATCTATCTGAAAGCCCAAATTTTCAACAACACTGTGCATCCCTGTGCCAGTATTTGCTATCTGAATAAATGTAACCAACGGAACATAACTTATAGACTTTGGATATCCATGTTTAACCTTTAATTCGTTATACTCTATGCTTTCAAGCAGCTCCTTGATCTGTTTTCTTGCATCTATCATCTAGTGATCTTGCTCTCCATTCTTACCGCTGATTTCAGCCTTTCTACTATGTGTTCCTCATTGTTCTTCATAGCCGGATAGAGGTATGGCTGTGGTGCCTGTCCTCTGGTTAAATATCCTATAACCTCACCATCCTTCTTTATCGGGATGAAGTGATATTTTTCAGCCTGAGCCTTATCTATCTTGTCAACAGGTATCATCCATGGTGTCTGCCTGTATCTGAGGTCTATTCCCTCAATCTTAAGACCTGCCGCCTGTCCAACAGGTCCTGTGCCAAACTCCACATATGCTGCATAGCTCGCATTGTTGTATACCTCACCAACAATCTTATCCTCTGTCTCAGTAACCCTTGTCTGTATCTTCTCTCTGAGATATCCACCATCAACAGGCGCAAGCGCTCTGGCTTCTCCTGCTATGCGGTCGGCTTCCTGTTCTACAATCTGTTTTACATTGCCGTCAATCCCACTAGCAAGTTTATCCAGAGCGCTTATGAGTGTATCTAATCCTTTGATTTCAATAGGCATATCTACTTCACCCTCTCTATGATAACAAGACGATAAGATGGATAAGGCTTGATGGATTCCACGTTGTACATGTTATCGCCCACCTTCACCCTGTCTTTTTCTTTCAGACTGATGGAGTCATCGAAAACACATCCCTGAAGCATCTCGTTAACACGCTCACCATACTCAGCTACCTCAACCTCTGAAGATATAGGACTCCACAGAATCCTCTCAAGGATTCCTGATGGATCTGTCTCATATCCATATGATTCATGTCCATACTCATCCTCTTCAACATAACTACGATATATCCCGCTATTCTGTCTCTTCTGTGCTATCTTTCTTCTTATGCTTGACATATACCCTCCTGTATCTCTTGAGGCTGTCCAGGACCTTATCAACCTGTGTATCAAAGCTCTCTCCTGTGAGATATGTAGTATTCTCGGACACAACGCCCTCTGAATAGCTCTCAGACTTTATGTGCTTGTCAGCCTGGTCTCTCTCATAGAGTATAGCTGCGATCTCGACCGCCTTTGAGGCAAAGGCTTCATCAAACTGCTTCACATTCAGAAACAGAACTATCTCATCCTTCGCCTCTTCCAGATAATCGGTAAGGATCTCATCGCTTATATCCTTATCAGAGCCTATCTTCCTCTTAAGCCTTGCCAGTGAATCCATCATGTATCACCTCTCAGTCGGTCGCTTTTGTGGCTGTCTTTGTTTTCTTCTGAGGCTTTGGCTCTTCCTCTGCCTCGGTATCCTCCACCGGCTCATCCTCTGCCGGTGCCACGCTGGCCGGCTCATCCTCTATAACAAAGGTCTTTATGTCCTTGCGGCAATGCTCTACAACACGCTCATTCCGGCAAGTGAAGCTGTGTCCTGTGATAATATTCTTTATAATAGCCATATCTGCCCTCCTACTTTCTATTTACTGTGAGAGTTGCAAGTGCATCCTTCTGCAGTACCTTGACACCACAGAGGTGAAGTCCCTTGACAGCATCTGAGAAGTTGCTCTCTGGTCTGTAGCCCTCTGTCTCAGTGATCTGCTCGGCAAATGAAGCACCAGCATTTGTACCGCCAAGTATCTTGTACTTTGTACCATCGGTGTTTGGTGTATTGTTTGATACATAGATCTGGAAGCCTGCAGCAGCTCCGATGTGTCCGCCCTGAAGGATTGCCATGTTGACATCTGTACCATTGCCAACGAATCTTGAATCCTTCTGAAGGAGTCCATGATAGAATGGCGGCACTACTACCCAACGGCCTACGAGCGGAACATTCTTCTCTGTGAGCTCTGTTCCAAGATCTACAAGCAAGTCATATGCATCATCCTTACTTGGAACAATTGGAGACTCATCACTTCCGACTGCTCCGGCAGCACCGGCTACCATGATTCCTGCAAGCAGTGAATCAACCGTATCATTCAGACCATATGCGGTTCTTGCCATAGCCTCGTTCATGAGCTTAGGGTTAGTCTGCGCATTGTCCACATCCTTGATGGCAAAATTGAAGTAATTTGCCTGATCAATAACAAGTGTATTCTGCTCACCTGTAAGCTCCTCTGGATCATCAATCTTTGCTCCTGTATACTTCTTGATCGTGATGTCACCGATCTGGTTGATCTTTACAGTATCACCATACTGCTTGATCTCGCCCTCATAGTCTCTGTTGACAAGTCCTGCATATACATGGATCTTGTCAAGATGTGCAAGAAGTCTTGCACTCCAAATCTGTGGAATAAAATTCTTTACTGACATATTTCATCGTCCTTTCTTACTTGTTCTGCTTGAGCACATTCTGCACCTCATCCCAGTGTGCATTGATCTCCTCGGCACTCATAGACTTAATGCTATCCATGGTTATTGTCGTGCCCTGGGTCTTATCCCTTGGTGCTGTGCCTCTCATTTTGTCGCTTACAGAATCCGCAACGGCTGTTCTGAAAGATGCTTCAAACTTATCAATCTTATCCGCTGTCTCTTCTGCTGTGTCGCCTGTCAGAACATCAGCAAATGAAGCATCAAGCCCTCTCTTGATCAGCTCCTTGCCTGTCGCAAGTACAAGCTGCTGTCTCTCAAATTCTTTTTTCTCAGCATCAAAGGCGGCCTTATCCTTATCAAACTGATATTTTGCTCTCTGCTCCGCTGTCATCTTCTCCAGCTTCTTAGCCTCGTCAAGGTTTTCAATAGCCTCCTTGTCCCACTTTTCCTTGGCTGTAGCAAGTGCCTGTGTGACTCTTGCGTCCGAAGCTGACTGAACAGCCTTTTTGAACTCTGGTCTTGCCAAAATCTCCTCGACTGTCATAGTCTTAAGCACATCTTCAAGTGATGCTGTGCTTGTTGCCTGGTTCTGCTGTGCTCCCTGTGTCCGTGTACCAGGCTGTGTTGTTGCCTCACCAGTCTGTGCCTGTGTCTGTGTTGTCTGCTGTGTGTCTGCCATAACTTTACATTCCTTTCTGTGTGCCTGTCAGTTCATGCCTGCCAGTAGTCTATTGATATGTCCCCAGCAAGTTCATGCCTTGCTGTTGAGGTTTTAATGTCTTTTCCTTGACAATAAAAAAGACCATGTTTTTATCATGGTCTGAATTAGCTACTATTCTGTTTCTACTCCACTATTACCCAGTCTTCAGCAAGACAATCGTTTATACTCGGCACCCACATGGAGTGTGAACCATCAACACATCTGATCTGCAGATATGGGTTACACTTGAATAAGTCACCCTCGCTGATTCCCCAGGCTTCTGCGGTCTGCTTGTTACATGGTATGCCATCAGGATATCCCTTCTGAAATACAACAAACATTCCTTTGCCATTCCAACCCTTTCTTGCAACCCTGAAACCCTTCTTGAGCATCTCAATAGCAATTCCAAACGTCATGTTGTCGCATGGTCTGTATGCCTCATCAAACTGTTTCTCCGGTGACCAACTCTCATACCCGTCTGAATACTTGACAAGATATCCCTTATCGTTTGGATCCTCGTCTGACGGTATCGGCCAACCTCGGTAGTAGTTATACGCTCCTCTGGTCATCGGTCTTGCCTCAATCTGCTTTGTTCCTACATACTTCTTCATTCTCTTATCCTCCTATTTTTGTGCATAAAAAAAGCACCCTGCTACTGCGGAGTGCTTGTTATAACATATCTAATATTGCTGCTTTCGAAATGTTTCTTTCTACTTCTCTTTCTTCTGCATGCTTTGATTTGTCTGAAAAAAACTGTAAATTCATTTTATATCATTTTTAGGTTTATTTTCAAGTAATGGTTCACTTTCTTTCTTCTCAATCACATACTTCCTGTACCACTGTGCATAACTCATATTGAACGGAACATGAATATTCTTGTTTGTCTCTGGATCCCTTGCAGTTCTCTCTTTTGTAAAAATCCCATCCTCCGGGTATGCCATGGTTGTTGATCTGCAGTTTGGATGCATAGGCGGGAAGTTTACACCTACCTCTGCTTGGGAAACGAAGAATACCTCCTTGTCCAGGCTACGGCATATAGATGATGTCCTCATATCAAGTGTAGCAAGATAAATATACCTAAGTGTCCCTGCCGCCTTATATGACATCAAGGTGCCCTGATTACAACAGTGATTCACCTCTGTGCGGATAATACGATTTATCTTATATCTTTCGCTTACTACCCTTGCCTCAAGTGCCAGCTCCATATCTCTGATACTCTGTCCTGTCATAAGGCCCTGTGTTATAACCTCTTCAAGGCTCTCTGCCAGCTTCTTTGTATTCTTCCATACCCGCTTTGAATAATTGGAGCCCGCCCAATTGGTTGCTATTGCCGCCTGTACATCCCTGTCAGCCAACTTCGTGAAGTCAAAGCCTGTCTCTGTTCTTCTCTGCTGGTCATAGATGCTCCTGTAGTAGCTCTGCTCATATGTATCTATAAGCCTGTCTGTGAGCCTGTAATGAGCCGCAGAGCCAACTTTATATGCCTGTGCATGTATCAAATCCTTTAGTGCCTCAAGACGTGATATCCGAGCCGCATAAGCCGGAGCATTGAGCCTTGCGAATATAGCCTGCCTAGCTACCTCCTCCTGACACTGTGCAAGTGTGATCATAAGATTGCGGCGCATAGTCTCCGTCTGTTTCTCATTAAGAAGCCTCAGAGCGGCATCCTGGCTTATTCCTGAATCACGTGCATACTTACCAAATATCTCTTCTATCTGTTTCTCCACAATGTCCACAGCACCATCAAAGAGCTTGTTTACATGCATGATATCAACATCGGCTCTGTCCTGAGTAAGTTTCTCAAGATCTACGGCTCTTTTCTCCCAATAGTTGTCGCTCATAGATCACCTACTCTTTCTCGGGATCCTTTTCTTTGTCATCCTTGATAGGTGTCTCCATATCCTGTGCATGCTGACCGCCAAACGTGGCAAGGTACTGCTGCTGTTCCTCGGCTTTCTGCTTCTTCACATTCTCTATAACTTCATCAACATCTTTGATGAACCAGAGCTGTGAAAGAAGTGTCTTATCGTCCACTATGCCCCTGAGCTGAGTTACCATATTGATGATTGTTGGCTTATCTATTGGCATTGCAACTGTGAATACAACATCAAGCTCTTTCTTGTCTATGAGAGACATTTCACCCTTGACATTAAGCCAGTGGTTGTACATCTCGAATCTCTTCTTGAGACCTTTCTCAAGGCTCCTCATCTTGTTCTTCACAAGCATATTCATAACCATCAACTTGAGCATGAGGGCCTGTCCTGAGCTGTTACCGGCAAAGTTCTCATCTGTCATATCAACTGTAAGGGTCATCTTGTGTATCTCACGGATAATATCATTACAGAGCACTGAAACACTGTTTTCATCAAATGCTTTCTGTATGTACTCTATCTTTCCATCCAGTGGCAAGCCATCAATGAAGCGGTTCTTCTTCAGTTCTTTCTCGTCATCGTCATCTAATGTCATACCGAACATGGCAAGTATCGAATTGACGAACTTCTTCTTGTCTGTCACTCGGTCGCTGAAAAGCTCGTTGAGTGCATCCTGCATAGGAATGATCTGTTCAAAGTCACCCTGTCTCTCATCGTTGTTCTGGTACTCCACCACAGGAACCTCACCAAAGTAATGCTCCTGTTCGCTGCCCTCAATAAGATAGAACTCAAAATTATCAAGATCACGACTCCTGTATTCTTTTGTGTTGTGATCGTTGCATACAGTGATTGAATAATACTTTGATTCATTCAGATCTTCCTGTATCTCGTAAATGATTGCAAACAACTTATTATGCTCCACTGTATTGTCACGAACCATGATGCAGTTCATAGGACTCACTACTGTACTTCGTGGCTCTGGGTTTTCATCGCTGTTGGCATATAACTGCTCATAGGCTTCGCCATATATGCCTATAGCCTTACCTATCTTGGAATCTATCTCTGATATAGTCTCATTGTCGTATACGTCCTGTATGCGGCTTATATCAAGCTTCTGGGACAAGTCAGGATCATACAGCTTCACGCTTCCATTCTTGATGGAGGCTTTCACACCACCTTCAAGCTCCTTGCGCTGTTTGTCCGCTTTATCCGCTTTGTCGCTATTGTACTTGACCGGTTCACCAAGATAATATCCAAGGCCGACATCAACCACATATTTAGCATAGTTGACATTGAACCTTACAACATCATCATCGTCATCCGCTTTGCGTACAAGAATATCATGTCTGCCCTCATAGTAATCCTTACACTTAGCCCATCTGGCAAGCTGCCTTTTATGCTTCTGTATGAGGTATTTGAAAACCCTTGAATCTATGTTGTCTAAGTCCGGTACCATTGCCGGATCTATGTATATTGCCATCGTGCATATATCCTTTCTGCCATGTGTTTATAATCCCTTAGGTCTCTTCCTTGACTTAACACGGCTGTTTCTTCGTATATCCTCTATTGAGTACCTGAGAGCCGCCATGGCATCGTCAAAGAACGGCACAGGCTCATCGATGTACTCGTTTGTCTTCTGGTCAAGCTGCCATTTCCACTGTCTGATCTCGTCATATGTGTTTGTGCAGCTATAATGTATATGTATCTTGGGTATCTGCTTCAGATAATCTATCTGTGCATGTACGCTTCCCGGCTCCTTTAGGACTCCTCTGGCTCTCTTATATCCGGCTTTCTGCCACATCTTGATTCTGTCCGGCTCTGCTGAATCACAGTACATATTTAGCTTTTTATCAAACTGCTTTTCAGCTGCCATCTGTATGATCTCGTTCGTGTCTTTCTCGTACACATAGAGTTCTTTGCAGATGTACAATTCACCATCCTTGAAAGCCACCTCAAGCAAAGCATTTGCATGGTTAAATCCAAAATCCTGTGCATTCACTACATAATCGAAGTTGCTGTGATCTGTGTCAAAATCCTCAACAACATAGTTTGTAAGGATAAGGCCACCAACTTCGCCCCACTCCCCAAGTCCATAGACCCTATATCCCTCAGGATCCACCTTCTTACGTCTCTCCATTCTTGCCCTGTATGCCGCATCAATAAATCTGTTGTTGACATAGTTGCTTGAATGTGTCAGTACATTCTCGTCCTCAATATCAAAGAAGTTTTTCTTTATCCAGTGGGTAGCTGATACAGGGTTAAATGTCATCTTAATCTGATAGAACTGCCCTGGTGGCAGCTTACCTCTGAGACGGTCATCTATAATCTCAAAATCACTCTGCATAAGCTCCGTAGCCTCTTCTATCCATACATCCGTGAGCTTTCCACGCTTAAATGTGATAGATTTCAGCTTTTCACGCTGCTTATCATCATTTACCCCTCTGAATATGATCTGGTTACAATTTGCCTTGCATTCGATCATGAGCGGGTTCTGCTTGATGGTCCAGTATTTCTCATATTTATCACCGAACATACGAAAAATAGCACCCTGCAATTCTGCAAAAGTGCTATCTCTGTTTGTTATATCTGATTTTCTTACACATAATAAATTCCTGCCTGGATCCTGAAGGAGCCTGAGTATATAGTTTGTGGCTGTGTCAACACTTTTCCCGGATCCAGCCGAGCCTTTCATAACTATATATCTTCTCTTGCTCCTGTTCACTTCCTTAAATGCAGGATTAAGCTCAACTTTAATGTTCATCGTCTGCCATATCCTCCACTTCGGAATTATCCAGAGGTGTTTCATCACCATACGACACATTTATATTCAATGTCATATCTTCGCCCTCGGTATTCAGATTGATAATATCCTCAGGCCTCTGCCCCACTGTATCCCTAATGAACTCAGCACTGGCAATTGAGCCCTTGAGAGCTTTCTGGACCTGTGCTATGAGTACAGCGTCCTGGACCGTGATGTTCTTGCCCTTTATATCTGCTATGTTCTTTATCTTGTCGATATTAACCACAGCACCTTTATGCAGGCTCATGGACAGGATAGTCTCAAGGGCATCTTTCATCTGCTTTTTTGCAGCTCTTGTCTTACCTGATTTGACGCCGCCTTTCTTGCCCGCTTCCTGAAGCTCTTCTTTTGTCATGTCCTTAAAGCTCTTTCCCATCCGTTTCACCTGCCTTTCATATCAATCTATTTACACCTTATTCTTCGCTGGCTTATATGAATATTCATATCCATACTTCTTTGCGTTTCTGCTGAGCCACTTACTGAGATCCGCATCATAGTTGTCACTACTTACCTTGACGCTATGAATGGCTTTGTTGAACTCCGTAGCCTTAAAATGTGGTTTCTTTTTAATCGTATATGTTCCTGCTCTTCTTTTGCTATATAGCTTAGGATCTATACCTCTAGGCGGCAATGCGTTTCTGCTGCTTGCTGTTACCGCCTTTTGCCCACTACCTGCCCATGTCTCAAGGTCTGCCCCACTAAAATTACCCCATCCATTCGCTGGATGATTGTGTATAAAGTGCTTACCTTCGCTTTCAAATGCATCATAACTCACACTACCTCTGGAACCCTTATAATAATGTGTCACATACCCATTATCATCCACTTGGACTCCCCATTCTCGACCACTCTTGGTGTGCTTATCATTAAAATTCTTGATAACCCTGTCTATACTTCCTGTATTCTTTGAACCATTCATCCAGGCAGGAAACAACTTCTCAGATGACTTACCTCTTCCATTTGAAAATGATAGCCCCCTATCTCCTTGCTTTGCCCTGAATGCGTTTGCTCCTCTGCCACCCAATTGCTTTACCTCCACGAAAAAAGGACACTTCACAATGAAGTGTCCCAACGTACTATAACTATGTAATATCTATTCTTCCTCTATCGGGAACCACAAACTGCTGTCGTCATTCACGCACATACATAAAGGATTGTTAAATGCATCCTCCTCAGATTCCCAAAACTCTTTAAGTTTTTTATCTCCAAGCATTCCATTCTCATAGAGGTCATCTATATTCTTGAATGTTATCTCCTCATCCGTATCATAATTAACGATTGATGCTGGACTATAATATATAAAATAATCTCCAATCCTGAATGCCTGCGCTTTCTTCATATGGTGTAAAAATGTGTCCTTAAGCATATCTCCCACCTAACCTCTCTTAAATGCTTTATTGTCATAATATTTCACCTGAATACTGTCAGGGAATTTATAACCTATATCACCGCCATATACAAGCACTCTCTTTGGCCTGATGCGCTTGAGTGCTTCTGTCATTCCATTATACCACATCTGCTTATTTTCGTCATCCAGCTTGACTCCAATAGTTGACACTGAAACAGTTCCACCCTGTTGTATTCCATCAAAACAGAATGTATATGTTTCTTTCTCTGCCCATGAAAGCGTTGGTATAACGGTAATACCCACATCCTGCATCATCTGACCGATGAGACGGCTTCTGTACACGTTCCATATCTTCATAGGCATCGGCATGTCCATGTACAGACTGAAGTCTGGAGTAAATACACAGTCAAACTCTCTCAGCTTGTCCATGTACTGTTGTGGGCTGTTCCAGATTCGCTCAAACTGGTAGTCATCAATGTAAAAATGTACTCCACATCTACGCTTCTTTGTGGATAGAACATAATTGAATGATATCAGCTCATCCGGCTCTGCATTCTGTGCCTCGATAATTGGCATCTGATAAAATCCCTCTGCCCTTGCTCCGTCAAAATCATCAAGGTTATATTCCTCGTATGTTCGCTCTCGTTCATCGCCGTAGTATCCGTCATCCTCATCATCCTCAAGCAGGTCTGGAACATCAAAACCAAAGTCTGCCATGTCAAAATCCTCTATGGCTGTAAGCTCCTGGTTGAGCAAATCCAAGTCAAAACCACTGTTCATGGTCAACTTGTTGTGCGCCAGGATATATGCTTTCTTCTGCTGCTCTGTGAGCTCCGTAAGCCTTATACAAGGCAGTTCGGTATATCCAAGCTCCTTGGCTGCCAAGAGCCTTCCATGTCCCTCTATCAGGACGTTGCTCTCGTCGATTGCAAGCGGATCATTGAATCCAAACTCGCTGATGGATTGCTTTATCTGCTCAATCTGTTCCTGTGGATGCTTCTTTGCGTTCTTGGCATATGGTATTAACTTATCAATATCAACATATTCAATCTGCATATCTGCCTCTTCCTAGCTTCGATATAGGTTCGAAGCTATACTTTCTTTCTCACTCTCTTCGGAATCACAATCTTGTACAGCGGTTTACATACATTCTTTACCTCTCCACCCAACTTTATAGTTGGCTGAAATTTATATATCTTAGTGCACTTAACCATCACCTTTATCATGGCCATTGGTAAAGCCAATCTACCAAGTATCGGATGTATATATTCAAAACTATATTCAGGTCTCACAACCTCGAATCTTTTAATCTTACTCATATCTCACACCTCAAACAAAATAGCCCAGTGGGGGAGAGAATCAATAACGACATTTTCACATTTTACGATTTAGAAGTTTACATTTTAACCACTGGGCATAAGAAAATGGACACAACCGAAATGGCAAACGGTCATGTCCCTTATGAATCAATATTTCATGGTCTATATTAAAGCATGACCATGTGTTTGTGCAATGCTCTTAGTGTGTTATGAATGTGTCGGATTTTAGATAATCGCCCCATGTCCGCTGGAACTCCTGCAGAGCCCAGCCATGAGCATGTCTTATCCAGTCATATGAATATTCCATCTCCTCTGCAATATCCTTTAATGACTTATAGTTTATGTACTTCTGATACAATATCTCCGTATACTTCGTATTACACAACTGACACATCTGGTGAACTGCTTTATTCCGGAAATCTTCAAATGTTTTTCTGCATTCATTCATCTCAGTTTCAAGGTCAACATATCTGCCAACTGTACGACTCATAGTATCTGCCACGGCACTGGACTGTACCCTTTCCTTTGAATAGTCAAATCCACCCGGATTCATTGCAAGTTCTTTCATCTTGAAATATTCATTGCTTAACCTGTCCATGTAATCCTCAAGCATTTTGACCTGATTTAGATACTCTTTCGCTTTCACCGCCTCACCTCCTACTTGTTCTCCCGGATGGTGAAATCCAAACCTGTTTCTTCCTTCAAAGTCTGTATAAGATCATCCCATATGATATCCCCATCACATATAGCCTCTGTCTTTGAATTAAATCTTTCACAGAACCTATCAAGCCTCTTCTGTCCAAAATCGAACTCATCACGTAAGACCATGCAGGACATAATCAAAATCGTGTCTATCGTATTTAACTTGATCTTATATACTGACTCATCAAGCTGCTTCTGGTTGACCTCAAGCGGAACAAACATGGCTCCTCTGGTCTTGAGTTCTTTCTCTGCTGCTTCCATGCCCTGTGTCTTGATGACATTCATCAGCCATGCAGCACCCGCCATTCTTGCTTCGTGTAGTTTTCTATCTGATTTTGCCATCCTCTCACTCCTTCCGGGTAAACCTATTCATCAGATGATTGTACGGATCTACCCGAGTCTTAAACCCTATCTGTCTTTCTCCAAGCGGATCATTGAGCTGTGCCCCCTCAAGGAAATCTCGCAATTCTTCCAGACAGTCCGGGCATAGATCCTTTGTCTCTACAACATCATCGAACACATCAACCATCCTTGTCCTTATTGCTGCTCCGTGTTCAAATGGCAGGTCATAGAACCCGCCGCATCTATTGCATTTGCCTGCATATGCCATTATGTATCACCTCTCTAGTAAATAATATATTCTTTGTATTTATTCAGCAGATTCTCCAATCTGATACAGTCGTTTGATCTGTCCATGTATCCTGCCATGAAAAATCCCTGTTCGATATTGCAAATTCTAAAGTATATCTTTTTGAACATCCATTTATACAGTTTTCTTTTAATCATCCGCTCCGCCTCTCTTCACAATCTCCACAGCATCATCAAGATTAACCACTAGCTCTCCGCCCATGGCAGAGTTACCGTACCTTTCAAATGACTTGTCCTGTAGCTCTGAAACAACCTTGTCCACATCATAGACTGTTGGCTGCTCCTCAATAAATTTTTCAGTCTCAATTCTCATTGACTTCTCTGACTTACGTTTCTCTAGTCCTTGTTTCTCAAGTGCCTTTATCGCCATATCAAATGCCTTTCCGGTATCATTCACATAGGCATAATGTGAATATCTATAATCTGTTGTTTCCTTTAATTTGGCTATTGCTTCTCTCTCTTCCATATTCCCACACTCCTATCCTCTCAGCCTTGCCACAGCTGCATTCCATTCATTTATAAAGTTCAATACCCATGTAGCCGGATATGTGCATGCCCCAAGCTGTTTTGATGTTTCAAATGCTCTTATCCAATTTGGATCCTGTTTTGTTGCCTCTGATACCTTTGCCATTACTCCTCAACCTTCCTTTCCGCCTCAAGCCAGCTGCGGGTACACTCACAACAATGCCCTGTGCATTTATTGCCATCAAACCCTATCTCATTCGGACACATGATTATCTGCGCAAGATCCGCATCACTGAGCGACCGGATGTAATCTCCGTTAGTCATCGGCTCATAGTTGTCCACAGCGTTCTTGGTGCAGTGTGCGCATGGTTCCTCTGACTCGTCTCTGTATCTGTACTTGCAAGTTTTGCAATTATCTATTCTCTCTGGTGTTATTTCCATCGTATCTCTCCCTTCCTGATCATCTCTCTTATATCTATGTTGCTGAAACTCTCATGGTATCCCTGTTCGCTCTGCATCAGTACATGGTGCTCATATGCCTTGATGATTGTCCAGCGCTTCCAAACTCTCACCGGGATATTCTCTTCTTTTCCGTTCTTTGTGAGGATCTTCACCACCCGCCCCGGTCGGCAGATGGTGTTGAATGTAGCTTCTAATTTAAAATCTGTCATGTGTTCTCCTTTTTACTCGGCTTTAATTTGTATTTTTGACCAGTCAACTGTTTGCAGTATGTTCCACAATCTCTCTTCCCGTGATCTCCAAGCTGTTTGAGCATATGTATGAGCTTTATCAGAATAATGATAGTCATTTAATTTTAGATGCTGTATTGCAGCTTCATGTGTTAAAAACATTCCAAAATCAACTGGATATTCTTCATATTCATATACATAAATTTCAGGATAATTCTCAATATATTCCAAAATGTCATCTAAACTAGAATATTCTTCAATTTCATTAAACTTTTCTTCTAAGTCAGTATCATCTTCAATGAAATCTTTTAAAGCTTCTTTGATATTGTCTAAATTGTCTGTAGAAAATTCTCCTTCAAAAATTACAGAACAACTATTTGTATCATAAATACAAATACCATCTGGATTATTTAAATTATCTCCATATATCTTTCTATAATCTCTTATAGTCCAATATCTTGGATCAGCTTGACTTAAATGATCTTGTGTATTCATTTCTCTCTGAAGGTTGACCAAAAAATCTATATCATCTTTAAGTAGCTGACGTTTTTCGGTCGTATCTTCATGTCGTTCCGTTTTCCAAAATTTCGCCATATTAAAAGCCTCCTCTATACAAAACATAACTGTCCATTCTCTTCTTCGCCTATCCTCATGTTTGGCATCCTCTTCCTTACGCAAAGCTCTGGAAGATTCGACCTCACCATCGCCGCCGGTATAGGTGGACAAACTGCATTTCCACATCTCTTAACCTGTTCGCTTCTTGAATATGTCTTACCTGTGCTGTCATGATCTATGATGTAATCATCTGGGAACCCCTGGCATCCATATAGCTCCTTTGGCTCAAGCATTCTGAGACCAATGTCCACTATCTGATACTCAACACCTTGGATTGTTACAAGCCCGAACCGATCTCTTGATGTCACTGTATCAAGCGGCTGTTCTATATCCTGTCCTGTACCCTCACCATAGTATTTAATCAGAAATGCTCTGACCTCTCCAAAATGTCCGGCTGATGTCGTCACTGTATGCAGTGGCTCTCTCTCATCCTGCCCTATCCCTGTCTTGTAAAACTTGCTGAGGAACGAAGTCACAAGGCCATATCTGTTTGAGCTGTCTACTGTCATGATCGGATTCTCTATACCTTGACCTCTTACCTCATCTGAATTGGTCTCCGAATGATATTGAATAAGTGTAGGACTTATTAGACAGTGTTCATTCTTGCTGACAATAGTTGTAAGTGGTTCTCTCACATCTTTGCTACGATCTGCAGAGAATCCAGTCTGACCTATCTGAACCATATATGGTTCTACAACTCCATATCCGTGCTTCCCTGTAATCGTCGGCATTGGATCTCTTATGTCCTGTGGCTTTCTATCGCCGCCATGATTGCACTGGATGATGAACGGCTCTGGATTATCCAGAACGAACTTCTTCAGCCCTCTTGCAATCCTCTGCATAGTCTTTGATGCAAGCGGTCTCACTGCCCGGATACCATACTTCTCTTTGATCTGCTCTGATGTATCAAAGATACTCGGACATGGCAGGCTGAAATCAAGCTGTGTATATGCCCCAACATAAGGCTTGAGCAGTCCCGCCTTGACCTCTTCACTGTCTGCCGGTGCATGTGTAGGCTTTGGCCACATGATAGGTGCACCATCACACCTTGCAATCATAAAGAACCTTTTTCTTTTAGTCGGTGCTCCGTAGTCTGCCGCCACAAGCTCTCTGAACTGTACCTCATACCCCAGCTCATTGAGCTGCTTTACAAATTGCCTGAATGTATCTCCTTGCTTTGCCCTTATCGGATGATGTCCTCTGTTGAGCGGTCCCCATGTCTTGAACTCTTCGACATTCTCAAGCATAATCACTCTCGGTCTCACAAGTGCCGCCCATCTGCATGCTACCCATGCAAGCCCTCTGATGTTCTTATCCTTTGGCTTGCCACCTTTGGCCTTTGAAAAATGCTTGCAGTCTGGTGAGAACCAGGCAAGAGCTACCGGGTGCCCCTCACATGCCTTTACAGGATCAACCGCCCACACATTCTCACAATAGTGCTTTGTGTTTGGATGGTTGACCTTATGCATCCTTATGGCTTCCGGGTCATGGTTGATAGCTATATCAACGCTGTAGCCTGTAGCCATCTCAATCCCTGTTGATGCTCCACCACCTCCGGCAAAGTTATCAACAATAAGTTCTCCATTTATCATGGCAGCACCTCTAAGAAATCAAACAATGTCGGTGAATCAACCTCATTCTCCTCTGCCTGTAAATATCCAACACCATCTCTGAAGTAATCCGGATTCAGTTCACATCCCTTACCGAACCGGTGCATTTTAACTGCCATCATCGGTACTGTCATAAGACCGCCGAACGGATCATATACCACATCGCCCGGATTGCTGTATCTGTTGATAATCCTCTCAACAATATCAAGCTGCAGCGGGCACACATGCATCGTTGCCCTTCGTCTGCTCTGTGTTGTGTTGAGCGTCCTCATCCTGTTTATGTCATCCCATACCTCAATCTGATTCCAAGATCCCGGAGCAACCACCATGAATGTAGCTGGAAGTCTGCCGTCAGTATCAAGATACTTTGCAAGTGCCACATGCTCCTCATAGTTGTATACGTGCTCTCTGCTGTACTGCCTGTACACTCTCTGTAAGTTATCCACAGATACACCCTCAAGCTCCTCTTTGCTTATCAGCCTGTCTCCTGAGCTTCTCCAGTATCCATGAGCATCTATCTGCCACTGTGCCCTTGTGTATTCGTCTTTGGACTTTGTGACAGGTTCATCAGCGTATGCCTTGCTGTGGTCCGTTGGCAGCTTACGGAACAACAAAATGTATTCCGGACATCCCACACCCATCTTGGTGCCATCCTTGCACTGCTCAGTCCATCCGAGCCGGTATGTCTGGTTATTTTCTCTTACAACATCCGTAACCACTGTTATCATTCCAAAATACTGGAAGCCATGACGCATATAGTGTTCTATGCAGTCAGCGTGGAATGGCTCAATAGTCGGCATGCCTGTGCCGGTAGCATTTCCAAACAACACTCTATCCTTAACGTGGATGGCCGCCACTCTTCCCGGCTTCAGCACCCTCAAAAGCTCCGGTGTCAGGAAGTCCATCTGCTCAAAGAATCTTTCAGTATCCTGATTGTGTCCGAAATCGTTATAATTAGCTGAATACTCGTAGTGGTTGCCAAATGGTATTGATGTGTGTATCAGATCAACACTGTTGCTCTCCATTGCCCTTGTCTCTTCCACACAGTCGCCATACACAGCCTCATAATGCTTACCTCTTACCGTTCTCTCTTCTCTTGTACCTTCCACACCCATCTTCCTCTCTAATCTCTCCGTTTTGTTTGCTGAATCAAGTCCATACTTCTTCACGATCTCGATCATCTTCTTAACCATGTGATTGTGATTCTTCCACTTCTCGATCAATGCGTCCTTGATCTCCCGCTCATTCTCCATGTAGATGATGTCTATAACTACTGTGTCCTGCTGCAGGAACCTGTAACACCTGTGCACCGCCTGTATGAAGTCATTGAACTCATAGTCAATTCCAACAAATATCTCCCGGTGACAGAACCGCTGGAAGTTACAGCCTGAACCACTAATTGACTTCTTGGTAGCAAATAACCTTGTCTTGCCATCGCTAAAGTCTATGACTCTCTGTTCCCTAAGGTCGTAGTCCATGGATCCGTATATGTCCACTGTCTCCGGCAGAGCTTTCTTAATAGCGTGTCTCTCTGCTTCCTGATCGTGCCATAGAATAAAATGGTCCTCCGGAGAGCTATCAACTATCTCCTTCATCTTCTCGACTCTGGCATCTATGCTCTCACGCTTGATCTTGGCCGCCTCTTTAAGTCCTGTACTTGCCTGAGTGAAAAGCTCCATCTGGCCGTCCCTGTCAACTGAATCTCCGTAGTGTATAGGTATCTCGTGCCACCTCACATCCAGTGGAGGGAGTACATAGCCATCATCGGAATAATCAGGGTTGATGTCTGAAGGTTTTGTGATGAAAAGTGCCCAGCTACTCACCCACAACCAGAACTCATCTTCCATGTTCGGGTACAGTGTCAGGTTATTTGCCTTTGTTGAATCCCTCTGGAAGAATCTTGTAAGTGCCTGTCCTGTGTCCATGACTTCCAGGTACCCAGCATAATGAATCAGCTCCTTGTACTTGTTCGGTGATGGTGTAGCAGTCGCTACGAGCTTGTAAGGTACATTTTTGAACTTGTCAAGGAACGTCTGGTATGTCTTAGATCCGAACGATCTAAGCACGGATGCTTCATCAAGTGAGGTTGCCGCAAAATACGATGGATCTATATCTCCGTCCCTCACTCTCTCATAGTTTGTCAGAACGATCTGACTAGTGCTTGCCTCAACCTCTTCCATGGTTCGGCAATATTCAGGCTTCTCATAGCCCAGGAGCTCCACAGCATCCCTTGTAAACTCCTGCTTAACTCCAAGCGGTAATACTATCAGCGCTCTACCGCCGGTATGCTCTGCTGCCTGATGACAGAATTCAATTTCCTGTGCAGTCTTGCCAAGTCCGAACGACTCAAACAAGGCTCTACGTCCACCCTTCAGCGCCCATGCCACCGCATCACCCTGATGTGGCTTTAGGGCTTTATTTATGCGGCTCTTATCGACCTCAAAGCCGCTGTCAGTAGCAAGCTCTATCTTGCTCTCTAAAAACTCTCTATATGTCATTCACTTCTCAGGAACCCGCTATAGCATTACCCCGGCCGGAGGTTCGGCTCCTTTCATGTGTTATTTATTATTCAGCTCATCCGCAAGCATCTTCTCAAGCTGACTAAGCTGCTCTGTATTATCAGTCTGCTTAAAGTTTGCAAATCCATTTGGATTCACGTTCCGTGGCTGCCCTCGGCTCTTACCGTCATCCTTAAGCGCATATAGGCCTGTCCATCCCTGCATTATCGACTGATTGAGAATCTGTACCTGTTCATGCTTATCATGAGATAACGACTCCAGCTTGTTCATCATCAGCGTTATGGCCCTGTCACTCATAGGTTTCTTGATTCCCTTACGGAACTTGATGAACTCCACTATGGCATCATTAAGCTCTGGATCATCGCTATACTTGACCGGTTCAGACTTCTTGCGTGGCTTACCCACCTCCGCATGTGCGCACGCACGTGCCTTAGTAGGAGTATGTATATACTCCTCATTATCACTATCATTATCATATTCATTATCATTATCGGCTTTTTGGGGTTCGGTTGGGTTTTCCTCGGTTTCAGAAATAACCGTTCGGTTTTTAATAAAACCATTCGGTTTATTTGGGTTTTCCTCGGTTTCGGAAATTTCCATTTCCTTTGTAGGTCTGCCGCCCTTTTTGCCGTTGGACCTGTTGCGCTCACACCGCTCCTCATACTTGGAGTTGTCCTTGTCCATCCGTTTCTTGATGAACGAGAAGCACATGGCAAGTGCACTACCTTTTGGAAGATCCGGAACTTCGCCTGTCTCCTGGTAGTCCATCAGAGCAAACATCAACTCACCGACCTGCTCTGGTGGCAGCATCGACAAATGCTCTCTATATTCGGTATAAAAGACAAAGCTCCCTTTATTTCCCATGTGGTTCACACCTCCTTGATTCGTATTCCATACTTATAAAGCATCAACTTACGCTTTATGATGTATTCCTTTGTTCTCATGCCCTTTGTATCCTCAACAACCATTTCAAATCCATCCCAGTAAACGAAGTCTGCTATGTATGAGCACTTACGCTCTAGGAGCTTTCCCGGTTTGAATCTGCCCTTGTTGGGTCCTTTTTCATATATCTCATTCGTGTGTTCTCTCTGAGCTGGTATAAGCTCAAATTCTCTCTGAAGCTGCAAGCCTGTTATCTTGCCCGCTTTCTCAAGCAATTTCAGCTCTGTATACCTCTGAGCTTCCTTCTTGCTGTCGAATGTGATGCCGTCCAAGGCAACCTTTCTGTTGCCGTATTTAGCTCGTGATCTGTTCCAAGCCATTGTTGCTCCTTTCCCCCTGTCACCCTCAAATAAGAGCAACAGGGATATATGCTAAGACATTACGTTACTGTGCTTGTGATGTATTAAATGTAATGTCAATGTAACCTACTTGAAATTACCGAACAGTGCCGCCTCGGCAGCGTTCATCTCTGGCTGTGGATTTTCTGCCGGTGTCGGCTGTGGATCCTGAACACTGTTCTGTGTATTCTGAGCATTATTCTGAGTATCCTGTGGCTCTGCCTGTGGAACCTGTGCTTCTGGTTCATTCACCTCTGTTGCTGTGGCTTCCACATACTCATCATTCTCAACGTATGTAGGATGTCCTTCTGCGTCCAAGGTTGCCATGTCGCCCTCAAATGCCTTCTGGAGTTCTATGGTCATTACTCCCCACTTGCTGATCAGCTGTCGGAGCATTGTCTTGTAAGCCATGCCATCAAAATTCTTGTACCAGAACGATGAATACATCCACGAATCACGAGGATCATAGTTACCGGCTTCATAGTCAGCAAATGATACTCTCTGCTTCTCTCCGTACTTTGTCTTGACCTTTCCAGCGTCCTTGTAGAATGCCGGTGAATACTTGTCCGCATGAGCAAGCATCTGAGCCTTACTCCAATACATTGTCTTTCTGAATCCGTTCACAAGCTCAAACATTGCATAGTAGCCGATTGTCTCAGCCTCTTCACGCTTGTCCCAGTCATCAACCATGAGATTAACCTTGATATCCTCGTTCAAAGGATCGAAATACTCAAGCTCTCCTTCCTTGATAGCGACAACATTCAACCTCTTATACTGACCGGATCGGATCGCAAGCTGGATATATCCCTTGTATCCCATCTGGAACTGTGCCTCTTTGGTACCTGCCTTGGTATTATTGAACGGGACCATGTAATAATGTCCGAGCTGTGGAGATGGTGAAAGCTGTAAGCTCTCACCAAGAAGTGCAGCTGAAAGAATCGACTGATTCGTGCACTCCTGAAGTGTAGGGTTGGTGTTATAGGCTGATACGATAGCAGATATGAACCTCTGTCCGTTCTTACCACCAACCACCTTGTTAATCTGATTCTTGATTGCATCCTGTGTAAGGTATGCTGTAATTCCAAGATTCTGCTGTGCTTTGTTTCTTGCTACTAAACTGTTATTTACTGCCATTATTCCTTACCTCCTAATGCTTAATCATGTCCTCAAATGCCTTGCGCAAGATATCCTCCAGAATTGATATCGGATTCTCTGTGTTGTCTTTGTGACGATCCACTTTGGTCAATATGTCAAACGTATCATGTATGAGCCCCTGCATAATCTCGTCAAGGTCTCCCTCAGCTTTGGATGCTTCCACTGCTTTGTTTATCAACTCATCTGTAGCTGTCTCTCCATACTCTTTAGCAAGTGATTCTCTTATTCCCTTCACCGCAAGTGCTAACTCCGATATAAGAACCGGTGTTGTTCCTCTCATTGATACTGATCCCATTTCTGACTTAATCATTTTGTATACCTCCTACTTAATCGCTCTAAATGTTATATTTCTGCTCTGGAAGAACTCTCTCAGAGCCGTTGCATCATCCGTTGTAAGTTCAACCTCAAACTTGACTACCATCTTCTGTGGTTCCGGCTGTGATTCCTCTACTGGTGCTGGCTGTGCATCCTCAGGTGGTGTCATAGCCTTTGCCATTGCGGCTCTCTGCTCCTCGGCAGCTCTCTCCTGTGCCTTGCGTTCTTCTTCAGCCTTCCGTCTTGCCTCTTCTGCTGCTTTTCGTGCCTCTTCTGCAGCCTTTCTCCTTGCCTCTGCCTCAGCCTTTGCCTTTGCGATCTCTGACATTCTCTTAGCCTCAGAAATGGCCTTGTTAATGTCTAATGTATCCTTAAATACCTCCGTAGCCTCAAATCCAAATTCCGGGAGCTGACTGAGTGTAAGCACTCCGTTGCCGATCTCGTACATCTTAGACTTCATCTGATCTTCTATACTCTTCATTGATACCGATGCATTCAACCACTTAGGATCCCATATCTTCTCCAACGTGACAAAATTCTGAAAACCGATAGTCGCAAACAATTCTTCAATGGCTTTCTGCTTTTCGGCCTTGCGCTTCTCGTCAAATGCCTTGACCTGTTCATCTATCACCGCTATAGGCTTGTCTATAATGCCTATTATCTCATTGATCTGAGCCTTAAACACATTAAACGGCTGCATGTATTCTTTCTCTCTTCTGATGCGCTCATCATTGAGGGCTCTCTTCAGCTTGTTCAGATTGGCCTTGTCTGCCTTTGCGTCCTTGATCTGGTCATCTGTGTAGACAAGCGTCTCATAAAATGAGACCTTAGATGTAAGCTCAGCCTTGAGCTCCTCATAGTTAAAATCAATCTTCTCTGGTATCGCTACCTCATTAACTCTTAATTCCATGTAAACCTCCTAATTCAGCACCAGCTCCATCTGGTGACTCTCCTTGTTCTCTCGCACCATCGCCATGATACGCTGTGTCTGTCGCTGTCTCTCTTCCTCACAGTCGCAGTGCTCGCCTGGATCCAAGTAAGCACCGCATTGCGGACATTCGTTGTAATACATTGCATCTCTCCTATATCTCCGGGAGTATCAGCGGTGGTTCTTTCCTCACCTGTACGCACTCCCAGAAGTCTCTTTCAGCGTCAATAAGATACTGAATGTCATCCTCTACCTCCGACCGCTCTATCTTGTAGTGCCTCGTCTGCAGGTATACATCACCGTTAAACTCCGACTTAAGCTGAGCCTTGAGCACCGCAAAGTCAAATTCCGTCACCATGAGATAGTGCAACACCTGTATGTAATAGTTATCCGGGATCCTATGATCCCACTTCTCCTTTTGTCTTGACTGCAGAATGTTGGTAGTCTTGCACTCCCACACACCCTTGCGGCCATCCTGATCTAAAAGCCAGCCATCAAGAGATGCATGCGCCCACGGGTACTTGTCATTTGTGAACATGTTGTTTTCCACATACCCAACTTGATACTCTGGATAATCCAACTTGAATAGCTCCCTCAGATGCTTTTCTGCCTCTGTTCCATACTTGACATAAGGCTTATCCGATATGTCCTCCGGCTCTATGCCGTAGGCTTTCTCTTTAAATAGATCCACGTTGGTCTTGTAGGGGTTCATTCCCACAATAGCCGAGGCATCCGACCCACCTATCTTGGTTCTTGCCCTGAGCCATTCTTCATGGCTGCCAAGGGCTTTCATACTTACCATGGCTGTTCACTTTCTCTCTGATCTTCAATCCTGTTCATCTGCTCCACTGTGTTAAGCAGTCCCAGCTCTGTGAATACTGTTCCAAGCAAATATGCTATGAGGCTGCCAACCGGGAGAGCCATAACCAAAGCCGTGTTAAATATGATGTTATATGCCATAATGATCAGTATTATCAGCATCGCCGCAAGGCACACCGCCTTGACAGCCTTCGTGTCTAAGTTTCTCTTCATTGCTTTTCTTCCCCTTTTCTGCTATGATTTTCTTGAGTATTTTTCTATGCACCGGCGGAACTGCAATTCCAAAGGTGCTTTTTTTGTTTCACTCAGCCTCCAGACTTCGTGGTTTAAATGGATCTGACAAGTCCATACCCTCTGCCTCAGCCAAGAACCTATCCAACTCCTGTTTACGGACTTTGTAAGCTCCCAATTTCATAAATTTAAGCTGTCCGCTTTTCCTAAGCCTGTGTACATACGCAACATTTGTATGTAATATTTCCGCTACCTCAGCAACTGTGTATATTGTTGTTTCTTCCGTTGTTCTCACCTCCTTTTTGCGTAATGTTTTGCAACATGTAACAGACGAGTATTTTCAAAAAATGCAAATATTTTTTACACGTCTTTCTCTATGACCAGCTTCAACCCAACCGCTTTCAATAAGCTGTCGGCATTAGTCAATGTCATTCCTCTTTTATCTGATTCCCACATGTACAAGCTCCTGTCAGTAAATCCTGCCTTTTCAGCCAATTTACGTTTTGACATGCCCTGTCTGAGTCTTTCTCCCTCAACAGCCTGTAATATTGTTTCCTTATCCACTTGACTACCTCCTTATATTTAGATACGATATATACTGGTATGAACATATGTTTATAACTAAATACATAGAAAGGAGTGCAACTATGGAAACTTTCAAGACATTTCCTGCTACTAAGGCTGAGGCACTGACACTGCTTTACCTTCAGAACCAGGACTTATCAGACAAGACCATTGAAGAGATCGTAGCTTTATATGACAACATATCTAAAAGAGCTATTAAAGCTTGTAATGTAAACGTAAAGCTTAGATAATCTCTTACTTAGTCTTTTTTGACTTACCAAGCCGGGCTCTTGTTTTCATCATGGAGTCAAGAGTCCGTGCCATGGAATCCTTGTAGTCACACATATAGTTATCGTCTCTAACCTTCTTGCACAGGTACTTTATCGTCTTGTCCACTTCTTTCTTAAGTTTCTTTGTCTTCATCGTTCCCATCTCCTTTCCTTCTTGATTTCCAAATGTCGAAAATCAACCTTCCGACAAATGTTCCAATGACTATGCCAATGATCGTGGTCAACATCTTTTCTTTGGTTCCTCTCCATACTCTTTCTGAATTACGACAACAGGATTCGGCTTTGGCTCCAGTAGCTTTCTGATTGTCTGGAGCTCTTTTCTTATCTGTACCAGCTCTGTGTATATCTTCTTGAGCATTTCTTCCCTCCTTTCTCCTTGTCGTCTCCATCATTCCACCCTATAATTTCCATAGGTGCATCAAGCATCAATCCATACGAAAGAAGGTGAAACTATGAAGATTTATGCATGTCTTATTGGCAACTGGGTGTGTTTGAACGATGACCCAGATTGCAAAATAGGTAACGATGGCAAGTCTCCTGATATGTGGTATGAAGAAAACGCAGTTATCTACGCTCCTGAAAATCGCAAGCCAGATACCTATTACGAACTTGACTATGTGAAAATTCTTTACAAGGGTGTTGTCTACCGAATAAATCCTATATTTATTCAGACTGTCGAAGGTTAGAATCACACTTAGCCAGTTCCTTAAAGACTTTGTCGGTATCCCTTAATGGTGTTGTGTTTGACATTAAGCGGATATCGGCATTGAATCTCTGATTCACTTCTCTCTCCAACTTAACCCAGTCCAAATAACTGATTCCGTCCAGTGCTTCCAGTATTTTGTTTAACTTCCCTGTTGTCATGCCTCTCCTTTCTCTTATCGGTTAAACTCTGTTTAACTTTCTAAGCAAAAAAATACGCTGGATAGTCCTTTAAATCAATGTCAAGTAGTTCAGCCCACTTGTTCATCTCTTCCTGAGTAAATCCAGTTCTACAGTTCAACTTCTTTGATACAGAATTACTTGATAATCCCAATGCCTTGGCAAAATTACCCTGCGTTCCGTACTTCTCTATTATTCTTCCTCTCAGCTTGTCATACTGATATGGCATTGTCGTACCTCCTTCCATTCGCAT